TTCGATTTAAATTTTCCGTGAATAGTAGAAGGATAGTAACGGTATTCGCTAAACCTTTCTTGATATCCAAATACGGTATTATTTAACTCGAGAGAAGAACTCGCAACATGAACCTCGTGACACAACACTGGTTGTTCACCAAGACCATTGAGAAGAGGCTCATAGAAATCAAGCCTGGATCTTCGAGTAAAACGCTTGTGAAGCGTGTTTTGATATGTAAGGTCGGCACGGACGTTAAGCAGGTACATTAAGACGCAATGTTCCGTAGCACTATAACGAGCAGAATGACCGTCGAGAACAGCGTTACCATATGCAGCAAGGTTACCTTGAGGAGTTCCATCTGTAGTTGGTGAGTTTTGAGCTACACCAAATATATTCATTCGAGTAGAGCCTTGACCTATTAACTCGGGGCGTTGAAGACGGAAATCTGGGCTGACGACCCCGAACCTACTATAGAGGCTCTCCACGTAACGGGACCCCGACCGAGCGTCTAACTCAAGTATTTGTTGGTAAAGTGCTGCTTGGCGAAGATCGTTAATAGTAACGGCAGTAGCAGAGCCAAGATCAGCAAATAACCTGCGAGATTCGGCGCCGGGATCACCGGTATATTGTAAATTAGTGGAGTCGGCCAACAAATTAACATAACCAGAGCCGTCCTGATTAATGATAGAAAAAGGATCGCCGCCGGCCATGCCTGCTGAAGCACGAATTGGTGCGACTGTTCCTAATGGGATTGTAATTGGATCGCCTTTTTGCGGCCATGGAAGCGAACTTGATGCGAAATCTTTACGTTTGTTTCTACGGAGCAATGTATACTCGGAAGCGTCTTCGCCAGTATTAGCGGAAGTTTGAAATACCGCATCTTGGAATGCCTGTTCGCGCATCCATTCGTTAAAAATTCGGTTATACGCCCTGTGATAGGTAGGAGTATGAACAGGCATAAATGTATTCGAAACGTAAGTCGGTAATCCTAAATAATCGTGGATCGTTTCGTTTTCGTAACGCTCAAGATCCATATTGAGAGCTGGAAGAAGAACATCAGTATCGTCGGTAGGGGTGTTTTGTTGACCCTGAAGTAATTCCCAGTTGTCATGGAGTAGTCGCATTGGAACAATAAATGCGAACGTGTCAATATACACGTTATCCATAATTGGTTTAATGGGTGTAGCAAAGCGCACAAGCGCGTCGAGATTAATAGAAATATCATCGCCAGGAAGAATCTCGTCGACCATAATTGGGATTAGAAAATCCCCTTCGAAGGTCTTGCGTCTGGTAAAGTCGCGTTTAAACATCGACCGTGGAATCGGTCGTGGTGCGACGTTGTTAAATTGATGAATCTGGGGCCCTTGTACGTGGTAATTTTTCATTTGGTAATGCCTTTCCTATTACGTTGCCAGTTGTTGTAAATATTGCCAATTCCTTTGGCTATTGATCCTAATGGATGAATTTGTGATGCGGCGTTTACGCCTTGACCTACGAGACCCATAATCGCGTTTGCTTGCGCGAAATCGCCCTTGGTTTTTGCTTCTTTAATAGCATATGGAAGGGTCTCGGTAGCTAATTTTGCTTGAATACCTTTTAATTGAACATCTTTTCCAGTCGAAGCTTGTTGTTGTTCTATAAGTTTTAGCTGAGCTTCTGCGTTTTTGGTATCCTGATCAGTATTTTGTTTCGTGCTTTGATTCAAAGCGGTTTGAGATTGAACTTGGCCTTGTGTGGCTTCTTTTACTTTTGTGTCTGCGTTTGTGTTTTGTATTCCAGCTCCGGCCGTTGCCATCGCAGTAATGTTTTTTTGGGTAGCATCCATGCTAGACCCAAATGTTGATCCGCCCGTTTGTGCTCCAGTGGGGGCGGATGCTCCGCCATGCATAGCAAGAATAGGATTTAATCCTGCTTTACGCATATCTTCCATTGCGCGTTGATAGGCGGTGTTTGACATACGCTCCGAAAATTCGTTTGCGTTGTCTCGGTCCTTAAGCTGATTTTCTCGGTCAATCATTGACCCGAGCATTGGTGCAGCAGGACCTAAGAATGTACCGGCAGCTATTGTGCCGGCTTTTTCAAAGAAATTCACAGACGAATACCGCCTCGAGCAGATCTGTAACTAGGAGTATTTTTTTTCATAGTACGGGATGCTTTCTTTTTAAAGATTTTGGCTGATTTTTTGAATTTTACTTTTTTTCTAAACATTTGAGATTCTCCAATGTTTAGAGTTTTTTACAGTTTGCCATGCGTGTCAACCTGTTTTTTGACCCCACACTTTAGGTGGTGGTGTCAGTTGGCATATATATAACAAGTAAGTATATATGCCAGACGGCCCCCTGGAGACTTTTGAGGGTCTCCAGGGGCCTCTATTACGCTCTATTTTGAGCGTGGTTGAGACTTTTCGTCTTTGGTAGCGGGTACAGCAGCGTCAATAGCTTTTTGGTTCTTAAGGCTTTCTGTGAGTTTTAGAAGCTCGTCCATCTTTTGACGTATTTCGTTGTTTTGTTCATCGTTTGTTACGTCTTTTTTAGACTCGCCTTTTTTTACTTTAACTTTTGAAAGATCAAGACCTGGAGCTACTTTTTTGAGCGCTGCTAGTTCCTCTTTGGTTAGTTCCTTGTCGAGAACAACGTCTAGCTGTTCTTTCAAGGATTGTTTTTGGATGAGAACATCCATCTTTGTTTGGTTTGTATCGTCTACACCGTAGTTGTTTGCAGTTTGACTAAGTGAAATGGGCTGGCCTCGAGCCAGCTGTTTCATAATCGCTTTGGGATCGAGGTATTTTGCATGCTCGGTTTCGCAAACGTTTATAGCGTCTTTAAACGACACTTTCGGTCTAATTCCATGGTGTTTCATATAGGTCCTACATTAGAAACGTGGGTTTAGTGTATTCGACTTCGCCAGACATGTCGTCGAAAGCAGCAATCAAATAAAGGTCAAAATCTTCTGGATTTTTTCCATATTTGTTTTCCTTGTCTTCTTTAACAATTTGGAATTGGCGTTTGGCCTCTTCTTCGAAACGAAGAGACCAAGGTTTGTCGAAACATTTTGTTTTTTTATCGTAAATTGCATAAATTCCAATTTTCATTTGTGTACTCCTAATATCCACATTAAATTGCTGAACCATTCAGCAAAGGTTAAACATCTGCACTTTTTTCCAGTAACTAAATACTGGCCGCAAGGCCATTTCATTTTTTACTCCATTTATGTTTATTTTGTTCGATATTTAATTCTAAATCTGACTCAATGTCAGAATAAGAATGTTGGAATTGGGGAAGTACCGGAACGGGAGCCCCGTTCTCGATACCTTTTTTTGAATAAAGGTCTGTAAAATAAGCGTGCCATTTAGCAAAGTATTCGTCTAAACGACGCTTTTTTTCTAATTTGTTCATGTGCAAACGCTACATCTTGCGTTTGGTGTCAGTCAAATAATTTTTTGCTTCTTCGCGAATTTTTAATTCTTGTTCGCTCTGAATAGGTTGATTTGAAATATAATCAAGATTTTTTTGTTTAAGCTTAGCGAAAACGTCTGGAGCGTTTTCTTTAAGATGATCCATATAATATTTTGATAGGGGAAATTTAACACCGTTACAGGTTATATAACCTTTGTTTAAAGAATCAGAATTTTTAAGAGAAGCACCAATGCCAGGATTACGAGATGCTTCAATAAATTCGTGTTCTACTTGTTTGCCGTTTATAATTAACGGCTTTTTTCGTTCTGCTGCAGATTTTTTCTTGAGGATATACTTGTAGAGGTATCCGATGGTAGCGGGGGTAGCGTATCCAAATTCGGAGTGACCGAATTTCCAGAGCTTGGCAAGCAAATCGGAGGTATAGACCTGGTGTCCTTGGTCAGTAATATAGTGCCGACGCTTATCATGGAAGTCGCAATTAAAAATAACAGCATGGTAATGGGGCCTCTGTGTGGTTTCGCCGTACTCTCCACAATAGATTTGCCTGATTGGATTATCTTTGCAAGATTTAAAATGTTTTTTCAATCGTTTTATAAAGTTAACGATTGAATATGGATGATCTTTTTTATGTAACGAACCATCATTGTGTTTGTCATCTAACGTAAGTGTAATAAATATAGAAGAATCCCATTGTAAGAGCTCTCTGTGTCCGCGTACGGCGCGACCCATATAATAATTACGAAGACACTCCGTGCATTTACCGCACGGAAGTTTTAATTTATCGCCGCCATCGGCTTCTGCCCAATACCCGAAGAGTGGTTTCCCACCCTCCGGGTTTTCGTAGGCAGTTAGTGGTGAGGTACACATTTAGAGTCGGTCGATACCTGGGTTACTACGTACTGGCATTGGGCGAGTGTGTGTATAACGGAAGTGCATATCAGCGAAGAAAGTAGGCTCGCTAGGAACGGCGATAACGCGATCCCAAGGAGTATCAGATTGAATAAACTCAGTTGAAAGGACTGGGTTATCTGAAAATTCTTGAGCCAAGTGCCAGAGATCCAATGTAACTGGATCGTTCGATTTAAATTTTCCGTGAATAGTAGAAGGATAGTAACGGTATTCGCTAAACCTTTCTTGATATCCAAATACGGTATTATTTAACTCGAGAGAAGAACTCGCAACATGAACCTCGTGAC